ATAGGAGATTGGGTTCATACAATACCCACCACCGGGATGATTCGGTGTTCCATTCGGTTCACGAAATCCGATGTGAAAATCAATCTTCTCTCCGTGCAACTCGGATGCTCTCTTTGTTGCAGAAAGGGAATAGATTAAATCACCGATATGTCCTGACTGAATGACTCTCATTCATTCGGCAAAATTGGTATAGGCATCCAGTACACGACCTCAAGCAACCTGTTGGTGTGTTCGTCTATCCAAATATCGTCAATGTACCGAGCAAGTGTGAACTCACCTTGTGATGTGTGAACGAGCTTCAACTCATCGTCAATGGGTGGGTACACATCCAACCCCCTCCAAGTTTTTTTCATCGTGCTTTGGGAACTGAAAGTGCGTGTGTGGCTTTGCTCTTCTCGTGTGGTGCTTTCATCCGATTGCAGTTCACACGGACATCACCGTATTGATTAACTACCAGTTCACCACTCTTGATGGCTTCGTTTAATTTGTTGATGTTGATTGATAGGTTGAGTCCGTACTCATTCTCCCATCCGTTACCGAGATAAGTTGTCATTGTCTAAATTCAAAGTTATTGTGAAATTCTTGGATTCTATTGTTTGGTCAATTGTTTCTTTTGGTTTGCCCTGTGAGCGTGTGAGTAACATCTCCAAGTTGAAGAGAGAGTTCTTGTCGTGGGATTTCAACAAAGCACCAGCAATGATTCTCTCAAGTATGGTGAACTCATCACCTTTGTCAATCTTCTCAAGGTCTTTGCGTGACATCGTGAGCATCGTGTTAACGGTGTCCTCAACTTGACTCTTGTGATACCCAATCTCCTTGAGTTGTGTAATCAATTTCTTTGGTCTGCCGTGCGGATTTAGGACTTCTCCTTTCTCCGGTCTTGTCAAACTTCCTCCGTGTGGTTGCTTCTCTTGTGTTGCCATTGTCCCGAATTATCCCCGAATTAATTTGCTTCTATGCCAAAGGTTGTTGTCAATTGCGTGACGGACATTTTCTTTAGGAGTCACCCACTCAAGATTACAAATGCGGTTGTCAGTTTTGATTCCGTTGATGTGGTTAATTTGTGATTTGTTCAAGGGATTTGGAATGAACTCTTCAGCAATTAACCTATGGTGCATTTTGAAATATCTCTTGCCGTCTAAATACAGGCAAATTTGAATATATCCTTTGGTATCTTTTTGCCCTTCAATTTTACGAAGTCCGTTTTTGTTTAAGCGATAGATATCACCATTGACATCCATTGCGTATTGCGGAAAGTTTTTGAATTGTTTCATCGTTGTAGCTTCTCTGCGTGTTTGCATTTAAGGAACTCCTTGAATTGCTTTTGATCCCCAAACTTGGTGTGACAGGCACGGCACAATGCTTGGAGATTTTCTATGTTGTCGGCTTCCTTGCTCCCTCCCATTCCTCTTGCTTCAATATGATGGATGTCAACCGCAGTTGTTCCACATACCTCGCAAGGGATGAAGTCACTGATGTCATAGCCGAAGTGATTTAGGTAGGTCAAGGTGTGTTTCTTCATCTCATTTCAAGATTCTCTTCACTCAATATCCGATGGAGTGCATCTCTTGCGTCTTGATAGGCATTGATGGATTCTGCGGATGCGTCATCAGGTGCGTACTTCACCTTTGTTCTCAAGAATTGATCAAGTTGCCACATAGCGTGTGACCACTTCCATCCGTTTGTTGCATCTTCAAACTCCTCTTGTTCTTCGGGGAGCTTAAACTCAATCGTTGCTTTCATTTCTTCTTCTCCTCTTTGGTTTCTGCTCATCGTCCGCAAGTTGTGCTTTGGTGAGTGCGTCTTGTTGTTGGTTTGCCCATATCAAAAGTGAGTGCAATGCTTCCGTCACACAGGTAGAGCAGTTCGGCAAGTTGCGTCCAAAGATTTCACGATGGACTGCGTTCAGTTTGTTTGCTTCCTCTCCAGTTGGTTGGAACACTTGGGTTTGCTTCCACTTGTCAAAGAGTGGTTGAAGGGATAGGATAAATTCTATATTGCTCATAATTTGGTCTCAAGTAGTGCGACAATCACGGTGGCGATGGATGCGTATAATATCCCCACCCATCCGTAGGTGTATAAAAAGAAGGACAATCCCAACCACCACGATAGGCAGAAAGCACAATCAAGTGGTTTCATTCGCTTCCATTTGTGGTATTCGTTTCCATAGAGATAGCGTTTTAACAAATCGGCTGGTTTGCCGAAGTTGACAATGATGATTGCCAAACAAGCAATTCCAATTATTTCTGTGTGCATCGTTCTTTCATTAGTTTCACCACCCTCAACACTTCACGGACGGAGATGTCGGTCTTTCTATGGATCGCCCTTGCAGACATTCCTGAACACCACATCTTGAATAGTTCCTTTTCATAGAAGTATGCTGACTCGGTTACTTGGTTTATTTTGTTGATTCGTTCAAGTTCAATTGTTTCTTCTTCCTCTCTCTCAAGGAGTAGGTCAGGTTCTTCAGCGAAGTCAAGCTCATAGACATCGTATTGGTCATATATGCGAGAGTTACCGAAGGGATGCCGGTTGCCGTTGATAGCCAAATAAAGGAGACGGATTGACCAAAACTGGATGTATCCGTCCCTGTATATTTTTTCAATTTGCTCATCAGGTTTTTCCAATAATGTCAAAAAGTAAAATTGATACAACTCCCTTGCCAACTCTCTATCTTTGGCGATATTCCTCGTGGCTTGGGTGAGCCAATCAGCTTTGGAAAGTTCCAATATGATGTCGGCTTTGTTCAAATTTTCTTTTCAATACTACAAATATAACCATCTTTTTCGTATTTTTTCTTACACCTCAACAACTCCTCCTCCGTCTTGTAGATGGAGATGCTCTGCGTGAGTCCTTTCTTGCAAGTAATCACCCAATAGGGCAAGTGCTTTCGTATAATGTTGACTGGTGATTCGGTCATATTGTATCAGGTCGGTGTAAACATTGGTGGAGTTAATGATGGATGAGTGATCCCGATGAAGGATGTTCCCAACACCAGCGAAGGTCATCTTCAAATGCTTCCTACATAAATAGCAAAACAAGTGCCGTGCATAGGAGATGTGTTGTTTGCGATTGTGAGAAACGATTTGGTCAGGTGTTACATCGTAAACTTGACAAGCCACTCGCATTGCATCCGTCCAGTCCGCTTCTATGTCGTTAATGTCGCAGCGTGGACGGAGTATTTCGTTCTTTAATCTCTTGACCTCTTGTGCGTGTGATGTGTGCAGTTGTTGAATCGTCAAACGCAATCTGCGAATCTCTTGCTTTAGGTTGTGCGTTTCTTGGTAGTGGTTCATAGTAGTTGTAAAATGTTGTTGTTTAATTCAATCTTCCAAAGGTTAATATCATTTGATGCTTTGAATCCAACATGATTGATTTTTCCTTTTTCCCAAGTTGCATAGTTTGTGAATCCAAGTGACTTCCAAAAATTATTGGAATCAAGGTCAACACGGCATCTCAAGGTAAATCCAATTCGGTGAAATTTAACGCAGAATTGTTTGCACACATCCAGCAATGCCGTTCCATAATGCAATCTTCTTGCATCATTACGCACACATATTTGTTGAATTTTGGCATACCGATATGATGACATTCCGGGAGTGATTAAAACATAACCAACAGCATCGTTGTTGGCTTCACAAATTAATACTACAAAATTCCGTTGTCCTCCAAAAACATACTTGTCCCATATTGACTTTTGAATAAACCCAACGGCATTGGAATTTTCTTTTTGCAGTTTGTCAATTAACGACATATCAGCAAGGGTTGAAGTCCTGACGGATATGTCCTTGATTTTGTCGTGATACAAAATGTGTATCAAACCAGTTGAACAATCAAATTCCCCTAACCTCATAACTTCTCCTCGTACATTGTCCGACTTCCTGTGAAGGTTGTTGGAATAGTGTGACATTCTCCGTGACGATTCTTTGCGATGATGACCTCCGCTTCCTCAACTTCCATCTTCTCGCCTGAATAGTATGCCGGGCGAAATGGAAACATCACAACATCCGCATCTTGCTCAATGCTTCCGCTCTCCCTGATGTCGCTCAACATCGGTCTCTTGTCACTTCTCTCCTCACATTTGCGAGATAATTGGGCAAGAACGATGACGGTGATTTGCAACTCCTTTGCCAACAATTTCAAGTTGCGAGAAATCTCTGCAATCTCTTGCTCTCGGT